GCTTGGCATGGTGACAGGCGGCTCGGTGGTCTTGGGCGTGGCGATGGTCACTGCTCTATTGCGGCGGGTGGGGAGATGATGTATAATCATAGGCAGACGAATGGAAGCCGTCTACCCACAAAGCCGGGCAATATTTTTTGTCCTACATACGTAGCTTTGACGCAGAGAGCGTCATTGCACCCCAAAGCACAAAGGGCAAATGCTCGGCGTGTAGACGGCTTCCAACCTGGGTGCAATGACGCTCTCTGCGCGTATTTGAATAGGAAGGTAGGAAGATGAACGAAGTAATCACGGTAGCGGAATCGCAGCGGCTCGAAGTGTTGGAATCGGTGATTGACGCCGGGATGCAAACCTTCGTGCATGTCGGCAATGCGTTGTTGGAAATTCGAGACAGCCGCCTGTACCGCACATCACACGGCACGTTTGAGGATTATTGCCGGGAAAGGTGGGGACTTGAAAGACGGCGTGCATATCAGTTGATGGATGCTGCGCAGGTTGTTGGACATCTGGATGTGAACCCAGGTACACAAATCGGTGAAAAGCACATTCGCCCGCTCACCGTGCTTGAACCCGAACAGCAGCGGGAAGTGTGGCAACGTGCAGTCGAGACGGCCACAAACGGCAAGGTGACGGCGGCGCATGTGCAGACGGTTGTCAACGAGTACCGAAAACCTGCTGAAATGCCTACGCCTTACCCGTTACCTGCTTGGGCAGCGGATGACGAAGAAGAAGAGGAATCCGAAGAATCAGTGTTTGATGCTGCATCGAATGCGGTGAATGTCGAGGATGCAAACGGGCATGTTGAAACGTTTGTGCTGCAACCTGCGCAGACGTTGAAGCCGCATGTTTCCTTCAACTCTGGTAACAATGAGTGGTATACGCCGGTAGAGTACATCGAAGCGGCACGGCGTGTACTTGGCTCGATAGAACTTGATCCGGCATCGTCGGACATTGCCAATCAGACGGTGAAAGCTAAAATCTATTACACCGTTGAGGATGACGGATTAAGTCAGCATTGGCAGGGTAGAACTTGGATGAATCCTCCGTATGCTAGTGACTTGATCGGGCGTTTCGCCACTAAGTTGGTTGAGCATGTTGAAAACGGTGACATTCCAGAGGCTATCATACTTGTGAACAATGCGACGGAAACGGCATGGTTTCAGGACATTATCAGCGTAGCATCTTCGGTAGTTTTCCCGCGTGGGCGGGTGCGTTTTTGGAAACCAGATGGGGAGACAGGCGCTCCATTGCAGGGGCAAGCATTGATTTACATTGGTGTTAAACCGTGTAATTTTAATAGGGAGTTTTCACGTTTTGGATGGGAGGCAATGGTCAATGATAGCCACTAACATGCACTTCAAGCAGCAATTAAGCGTTGGGCAGACTGGCGAAAGCGTGATAGCGAAATGGTTTATACGTCGTGGGTTTGTGGTTTTGCCGGTTTACGACGTTCCAGAGGATGCTAGCAAAGGGCCGCGCGTATTCACTTCTGGCGAGCGGCTGATTGCTCCTGATATGCTTGCGTTCAAGGTTGACAATGTGATTTGGGTTGAAGCTAAAACCAAATCAGCATGGTCGATGCACAGGAATACAGGCGATTGGGTGACGGGCATTGATTTGCATCACTATTTGCATTATCAGGAATTGCAGAGACAATCAGGACACCACGTTATTTTGGCATTTTTGCAGCGTGGTGGCATTGCTAAAGGTGACGCTTATCCAAGTCCGGCAGGTTTGTACATTCAGGCTTTGGATAATCTGCGCCGGAATGAGCATCATCGATACAACGGCACAAACAATTACGGCAAATCTGGTATGGTTTTTTGGGCTATCGGTGCATTTGAAAAGAGAGCGGAGTTGTACGAGGTGTTAGGTAGGTGATCGGATTGAATCATTGAAACAACTGTGCTAGAATGATGAAATAGTTGGGGCAGCGATGCTGAAAACATCCTGCCCCTTGGCTGCATCGTGTGGGCGATGCAACGCAGAGAATCATACAACAATCGTCCACGCGATGCAATGCTTTTGACAGGAAGCATTGCATGGAACTCCTAAACCGACTCCTCACACTGGCAACACTGTGCGTCATGCTGATTTTCGGCGCGCTGTTCGCGTTGAACTGGCAAACGGCGCAGAGAATCGGCGTGCACATCGAGCAATTCACCGCCAAGACACTCGACCTGGCGTATTACTGCTTGGTTGGCTTGATGCTCTTCGGCGCGCTCACCGGGTTGACGTGGCTTGGCGTTTGGGTGGCCAAGCGCCGCAATGAAAACATGAGACAGCGTGACGGCTCCTTTCCGTTGCAGCGCGTCAAGGTGCTTGGCCACGATGTCTTCATCGACCCGAACAAAACGCTAGCCCCTGCCTTGATCGTTGGTAGGAACGGTATCCAAGAAATGTTTACCGCAGATCCACAGTTGCACTTGCAAGCCGCCATAGCGCGCAGCCGGGTAGCGAGTTTGCAGGCGTTGGCACCCGGTGACGCCGCCATCGAAAGCAGGTTCGGCAGTCAGTTCAGGGCTAACGGTTTGCTCAACGCGGCAAGCGCCAAGCTCGCCGCGGGCAAGTACGACGAAAAGCCGCCAAAGATGCTTGAGGCTCCGAAGGTTGTTGACATGCCAGAACCGTCGAAACCGGTGCAGTTGATACCGGTCGAAGAGGCCATTATGCGCAACCATCGAACCAAACTGGTCATAGGCCAAACAGAACAGGCCGACATTGTGCATTGGAACATGCCGGAAGCGCCGCATCTGCGCGTGCACGGCAAGTCGCAGGGTAGCGGCAAAACCAACTTGATCCGCTGCTTGGCGACGAATGCACTTCGAGTCGGCCATCATGTCATTGTCTGCGATAGACGCCGCTTCAAAGACTGGAGTGAGTTTTCAGACAAGGCCGAATTCGTTGACACACGTAACCCGGCTGAGTTTGCGAAGGTCGCGCAGCGGCTCATGGACATCTACCAAGAGCGCGACGCCATGCTTGGCAAGCACGGCGCGCCGAACATTGCCAAATTGCCGAATCCACCACAACGAATCGTGGTAGTAGTCAGCGAGTTCGGCGCATTGTGCGATCAGGCAAAGGCGGATGGCGTGCTCGACGACATGTTGCACCCGTTGTCGATGGTACTGCGCGAGGCCGGTGCGACAGGCGTCCATGTGGTCATCGAAGATCAGTTCGTTAGCGACAAGTGGCCGAAGGGCATCAGCACGAATGCAGAACCGGTCACAGGCTACCTGCCGCAGAACTACGGTGCGGCGGGCGGCTACTGGCGCGCTGACAAGTTGCCTGCGTACACATTCCACTTTGGCGGCACGGTGTTCAAGGCGTTCGACATGCGCGCCATTGTGCCGCATGCAATCGCCGCGGTTCGCAAAGCCGATCCGGTGATTGACGCCGAGTACCGGGTGATTGGTGATGACCGTTCCAGCGTTCCATTGGCTGAACGTGGGGTATCTATTCCAGAGGTAGAACGGCAGAACGGCACGCAGAACGGCACGCAGAACGGAACGATTGGAACGGATGAACTGGGCCGTTGGGATGATGTGGTAGCGACGTGGTTCGCGCAGAATCCGCAGGCATTGACGGGCGCGGCAATCGGTATCAGTGACTTGGCGCGGTCAATGTGTCGCGACGCCGAAGGCACAATTGACAACTATGAAGCGTACAAAGGACGTGCGCACAAATTGTTTCACGAGTTCCGCAACGGAGTCAGATTACCGAGCGGTGAGCGGCTCGGTGTGGATGTCAGTCACGGAGGATTGTCATGAACCAAGAAACGATGGTTGCCATTGAAAACATTCTCTATCGCATGGATTTGATCGGATGGCTCGATTTGGTGCACGGCGTCATGCGTCACGGCCGGTTGCATCGAATCGGTTGGATTGACGCACCTGGCTATGAAGTGGAAAGCGTGCTGAGGAAATACGACATTCACGCATACGGGCGCGCTGTTCGTGTTGAACTTGTGCCGGACGGAGACAAAAAACGAAGAGAGTATCATCGGTGGATGTGGGTAAATCGTCAACAGGCGAATTGGGCGGAGTACGTTTTTTGCCGGGCGGGGTTGAGACCAACCACGCCGATGATCGACCCGGCAAACGTGGAGCGGGCATCGAAGCACGGCGGCGCGTTGCCTCCGCCGTGGCAGGGCCGCAAACGGGCAAAGCCGGTCACGCCGATTGAGGCCATTTCAGATTGGCTTGCCGGGTTGGTGCGCTGACAATCAACAATCTGTTGATGTTGTTTTGTTATTCTGTGAACAGGAAGGACACACAAGGTGAGTTGGACAACGACAAAAACCAGTGATGATTACCGTCCATGCGTGGTCATCTATCCTGACGGCAAGACACGCAAAGCGAACGTGCTACACGCGCGCATGGATAGCAAAGAGCAGGCGTTACGGCAGTTACAGAGTAACAAAGCCGCTTGGGTGTCCTACGACGACTTTGACGAAGTGATGGAGAAATGGCGAGAAGGCGACGCAAATCGGGCAACAAACTAAATAAGCTCAACAACCGCACGCAAGAATTGTTGGTGGAGGCCGTTGACCGCGGCTTGACCAAGAAATCGGAAATCTGCATCCATGCGGAGATTTCCGTCACAACGCTTGATGAGTGGTTTCGTTGGGCTGAGGACTCGACGCACACGCATTACTTGCCAGCCAAGCGCCTTGTACACGCCATGCAGACGGCCAAAGTCAAAACCAAGCTGCGCTACCTGGGCGAGATGGAGCGCGCCGGCAGCGACGATTGGCGCATGTGGGAAAAGCGGCTCAAGTGGCTCGACCCCGACGAATACGGCGAAAAGCAGAACGTCAACCTATCTGGAGAAGTGAAAACCGTTGACAGCCTTACCGATGAACAGCGAATTGCCGCGATTGTGGCAATTTTTGACGCCGCGCGAAAAAGAGCAAGTCAACAGCCTGCTAGCGACGATTAACCCCTGGCGACTGACGGCGAGGCCGGAGCAAGTCGAACCGGCTGGGAACTGGCGGAAATGGCTGCTGCTTGCCGGGCGTGGTTTTGGGAAAAGTAGAACCATCGTTGAGTGGGCAAACGAGCAGGCGCTAGCGATGCCGGGCAGCATCGGCCACATTGTGGCAAGTACGGCGGGTGACGCCAGGGATGTACTGGTCGAAGGGCATAGCGGATTCATGAGTTTGTCAAAGCCTCCGCTCTACGAACCAAGCAAACGACGTTTGACTTGGCCAAACGGAAGCAAGGCATTGCTATTTTCAGCGGATGAACCGAACCGCTTGCGTGGGCCGCAATGCCATTGGGCCATAGCCGATGAACTTGCATCGTGGCGCTACAGTGAATCATGGGATCAGCTTCAATTTGGCTTGCGTCTTGGCACCAATCCACGTGTTGCCATTGCCACTACGCCGCGCCCAACGGCGATCATCAAAGAACTGTTGAAAGACCCAAGTTGCCACGTGACGCGGGGCACAACCTACGACAACCGGGCGAATCTGGCAGGCGCATTTTTCGAGCAGATCATAGCCAAGTACGAAGGCACACGGTTGGGGCGACAGGAATTGAACGCCGAGTTGCTTGAAGATGTCCCCGGCGCATTGTGGACACGCGCGAACCTTGACCAGTTCCGAGTAAAGCAAGCGCCTTATTTTGTTCGTATAGTGGTTGCCATTGACCCGGCAGTGACAGCCGAGGAAACAAGCGACGAAACCGGCATTGTCGCCGCGGGGCAGGGCGTGGATGGGCATTACTACGTGCTTGATGACCGTTCCTTGCGTGCATCTCCTGACACGTGGGCAAGGGTGGCGGTGAATCTGTACCATGAACTGAGCGCCGACCGGCTCGTAGCTGAGACGAACAATGGCGGCGATATGGTGGCGTTGACGGTGCGCACCGTTGACAAGAATGTGTCATACCGGGCGGTACATGCTTCACGTGGCAAGCGCACCAGGGCGGAACCGATAGCGGCATTGTACGAGCAAGGCAAGGTGCATCATGTCGGCAGCTTTGCCACGATGGAAGATCAGCTTTGCGAGTGGCAACCGGGCGTTGACGATTCGCCGGATAGACTTGACGCATTGGTGTGGGCAATCAGCGACTTGCTGGTGAGGCAATTGCCGAAACCGGCAAAGAGTAGGCAAGGATAGAATGACAGATTGGACATTGCATCACGGCGATTGTCTTGAGATTATGCCGACGTTGCCAGAGAACAGCGTTGACGCCATTGTGACCGATCCTCCGTATGGGTTGGGCTTCATGGGCAAGCATTGGGATCATGGCGTTCCGGGCGTTGACTTTTGGCGTGAGGCGCTGCGCGTCGCAAAACCGGGTGCTTACCTGTTGGCGTTTGGCGGAACAAGGACGCATCACCGTATGGCGGTTGCAATCGAGGATGCGAGTTGGGAAATCAGAGATACCGTGATGTGGGTGTATGGCTCAGGTTTTCCTAAGTCGCACGACGTGAGCAAGGCCATTGACCGGGAGGCGGGTGCGGTGCGTGAGGACGCCATTAAGGGCGGTCACATGGGGATTAGCATCAACGGCGGTGATCCACGCGATGAGCGTGCCTCTGAATTGCATGTGTTCAATCAGATAAACAAGGGCGCTTTATTTCGTGGCACGCCAGCCACGCCGGACGCCGCAAAATGGGCGGGTTGGGGCACGGCGCTGAAACCTGCCTATGAACCTATCATCGTGGCACGCAAGCCGCTACATGGCACGGTTGCGGCCAACGTGCTTGAGTGGGGCACAGGGGCTATCAACGTGGATGCGTGCAGGGTGGGGACGGAGGAAATAGAACAAGGACGTAAGGGGCGCACTTCTCCGAAATTTAACGGCGTGACGATGAATCCCTACGGAGGACAGGACTATGAAAAGCCTTCCGCCATTGGTCGCTGGCCCGCCAACGTGATCCACGATGGAAGCGGGGAGGTGTTGCGGCTGTTTCCGGTGACGGGGCCAAGCAAGGCGACGCCACGAGACAACAACAAGACTATCGGCGGAAATGGCAAGTACAACGGCGGCGTGGCAATGATCACGCATGGTCACGACGACGCAGGCGGCAGCGCAGCGCGCTTTTTTTATTGTTCAAAGGCGAGCAAGGCCGACAGGGATGAGGGGTTGGAGGGGTGGGCGTTGCGGGTTGCTGGCATTGGAGATGTAGACGAATCGAGTGGAAGAGATTCTAGTAAGCCTGGCAATCAGTACGGAGAAGGGTCGAGGCGTAGGGTTGATGCGGGTTTATCGCCAACGATGCCACGCGCCAACCATCACCCCACCGTCAAACCAACATCGCTCATGCGCTACTTGTGTCGCCTTGTCACGCAGCCGGGCGGCGTCATTCTCGACCCGTTCATGGGCAGCGGCTCCACAGGCAAGGCGGCAATGTTGGAGGGGTTTCGCTTCATCGGCATCGAGCAGGATGCAGAATACATAGCGATTGCACGGGCACGCATTGAGCACGCCAAAATGCAGGCACAGGGGCCACTGTTCGCAATGGCGGCAGACTGACAAAGGATAAGGCAACATGGACGATCTGAAACTCGCAGTGGAGACACTGCAATACAAAGCGATTGCGTTGACGCCATTTTTCCAGTACTACGAAGGCGATCAGCCGATCCGCTACGCCGCCGAAAGACTGCGTGAGGTGTTCCAGTCAAGGCAAACCAGGTTTACACAGAACTGGTGTGCGTTGGTGGTTGACGCCGTTTTGGATCGGCTCGACTTGCCACAATTCGCCATGGGCGACGATGACGCCGAAGCCGATGAACTGAACACCATCTACACCAAAACCGGGTTGAACCGTGACGCCGAGGCCATTGCAAGAAGCGTGTTGATTGCCGGGGAATCCTATGTAGTGGCATGGCGTGACGGTGCAGACATCGAAGCGTACTACCATGATCCGAGGGTTTGCCATGTGTGGTACGAAGCTGAACGCCCGAAAGTGAAACGCTTTGCCGCGAAGTGGTGGCAGGATGACAACGACAAATGGTGGTTGAACCTGTTTTATGCGGATCGTGTCGAGCGTTACGCCGGTAACGTCGGTGACCTCGGCAATGCAGCATCGTTCAAACTGGACAGCGTAGAAGCAAACCCGTTCGGCGTGGTTCCGGTGTTTCACTTCGTGCGAGACCGGCATCTCATCCAAAGCACGCTAACCAACGTCGTACCGATTCAGGACGCAATCAACAAGCTGCTCGGTGACATGATGATAGCGGCGGAATTTGGTGCATTTCGGCAGCGATGGGCGATAACGAACGCAGACACAAGCCAACTGAGGAACGCACCAAATGAAATTTGGGAATTACCCGCCGCGCAAGCCGGTGAACAGCCGACCACGGTTGGCGAGTTTGCAACGACCGATTTGGCGAATTACCTGAACGCCATTGACCGGTTGTCGGCGTCTATCGGCGTCATCACGCAGACGCCGCGCCATTACTTCTTCCAGCAAGGTGGCGACCCAAGCGGCGAGGCGTTGATAGCGATGGAAGCGCCGCTCAATCGCAAAGTAGAACGCTATCAGGCGGCGCTTGGCGCAACGTGGAAGGAACTGTGTGCATTCCTGCTCAATGTGCAGGACGGCAACGACGTAACGCCGCTGTGGGAACCTGCGGAGACCATCCAACCGTTGACGCAAGCGCAGATCAGGCAGCTAGGCGTTGCGGCTGGAATGCCACTGACAACCATCCTCCGTGACGAAGGTTGGACGGCGGCTGACCTGGAACAACTGCAAGCGGACAAAGACGAGGAAAGCCAACAGCAGCAAGCCACGCTTGCCGGCGCGATGATGCGCGCACAACAACAGTTTGACGCAGGCGAGGTAGAATAATGGCGATAGCAGGCGGCGCTTGTTCGGCGTATTCGGTGCGCTACGACGTTGACACGAAATGGCTGCACGTTCGTTCTACGACTTGTCTGCGCAGCGAATGCACGCAGATTGACGACGCAGAAGCCAAGTTACGGCATGGCGAGACGGTGACGGTTGCAGGCTCAGACATGGCGGAAGTGCGACGGAGAATGCACGGAGGATAAAAAAGAAGTGGGGAGGGTTTCCCCTCCCCGGTGATTGTTACTTGCAAAACAGTTCGGCACCAAGCTTGTTGTATACCGTGACGCTCCATCTCTGAGCGCCGCCTGCAAATACTACTTTGACGCCGGGGCTATAGCGGTAAATATATGCAGCTTTGTAGGCTTCGAGTTCGCCATCAGTGAAGAAGTAGAAACCCCAATCAACCTGTTCAACGTCGTAGCAAGTGATATTTTCGGCCTTATTTGTAACTGGGTGTTTGTGTGTAATTTGCATGTTCATCGTTCGTTCCTTTGCGTTTGTCTGTTTGCTTCTATGTATCTATTGTACCACATATTGCGGTACATGTCAATAGGGTAATAGAAAACTCAATGTTAAAGTTTGGTGCTTTATGCCTGATCCTCAGATAGTGCGTGATGCGTTGGACTATAGAGCGGCTCTCTTACGCCGCGAGTCTGCGCAAATGGCAGAAATGACGCTGCGTTGGACGCAAGCAGAGCGGCGCTTGATGCAGGACATCAATGCATTGCTCGATGAAGTGGCACAACGACAAGCCGAAGGCATTGTCTTTGGCCGGACAAGTGACGCCTACCTCCGCTTGGAACGCTACCGCACATTGTTGGAACAGACACGCAGAGAAATAGCGGCGTTCAACGACTATGCGCAGAGTGAAATAGAGTCCGGCGTTGACTGGCACGCGGGCGCGGGCATACGCAACGCCTACAACACGTTGGACGCGCTGACCGTTGGCGATCCGATGTTGCGCGCACAGTTTGACCGGTTGGGCGTCAATGCGGCGCAATCCATTGCAGGCGTCTTGCAGCCAGGCGCACCGATTGCGCAACTCCTTGAGGATGCTTGGGGCGATGCTGCTGTCAGAATGTCGGAGGCGCTCTTCAACGGCGTGGCGCTGGGCTGGAATCCACGCAAGACCGCGCGTGCAATGGCGGATGGCATGGAAGGCGCATTGCAGCGGGCGCTGCGCATTGCACGGACAGAGCAACTCAGAGCATACCGAACGGCGAACTTGGACACCTACAGGCAAAGCAGTTTGGTGCGTGGCTGGAAACGTCTTTCAGCGAAGAGCACAAGAACATGTATCGCCTGCCTTTTGGCCGATGGCAGATACTACGACATTGACGAGTCCTTTGATGGCCATGTGAATTGTAGGTGTACGCTTGTCCCTGTGTTGCGCAACAGACCTGATCCAACCTGGAGAACAGGGAGTGAATGGTTCAATGCGCAGAAAGACGAAGTACAACAGAGGATACTAGGCCTTGAGGCGTGGCAGGCGTGGCAGAATGGTGAGATTGCATTGGATGACCTCACCGAAACCGTGCATCATCCAATTTACGGGGCATCGGTGCAAACGAAGTCGCTGCGGCGTGCCCTTGGCGAGTGACAAAGAGAAGCGCCGCTTCCAGTGTGGAGCGGCGCTTTGTGGTGGCTATTCCTTTTTCTGTTCCTTTGCCTGATAGTGTTGAATCATCGGTTCATTCTCTGCGTGCTCGCCTAGCGTCTGCGCTGCCATGCGCTCGACCGCCAGCGTGAGCACGGCTGTCTGTGTAAGGCCGTGAGCACGACACAGGCGCTCGATTTGCGCTTGCGTGTAGGCGGTCAACCTCATTGAGGTGTTTTTAGGATTCATTTTCTCCTTTTCTTGCCGCTCCCCCCGGCTTGCACGGCTGACCGGGTGTGGTTGTTCGCCCTACCACACAGTTGTGGCGGGCAGTCCCCTTGCGGGGATTAGTGCCTGATTTACCGCCCACAGCCGGAGGGGTAAATCAGGCCGGTTTCATGGAACCGGCCTGATTATCCCCGGACGCAATGGCATCACGTACTCGGAGCAAGTACGCGAGGTCGGGGTCGTCGTCTGCGATGACCCCGGCGTAGGCCGCCTGAAAGTCACTGTGACCGGGCGTATTTGCCCGGCCGTAAGAGCCGGAACTTCCGCCCTCCCATGTTACGGATAGTCTCTCGACTATCCGCCACAAAGCCTCTCTGATGTGGCCGTACCAGCCACAATCGGAGAGATTGTTTTCCTCCGGCATGTACGGGTGCGCGAACACCCGCTGCACAAGAACGTTTTTTCCTCTCTTAATGGTCCACTGGGAACCATTTGACCACGTGATCACTTCGATGTTCATTTCAATCTCCCTCTTGCCGCTTCCCCCGGCTTGCACGGCTGGCCGGGTGTGGGTTGTGTGCGGTGGTTATCCCCGTGTTGACTTGACATCTTCAATGTACTCACGGGCTTCCTTGATGCTCTTGCCCAAATATTGCGCATCGCTGCGCCCGAACCATCGGTAATGCCAGCCGGTGCGCCCGGTTCCTACATCGAAGCCCTTCCAAATCTGCATGGCGTTGACATCACCATCCTCGTAGACTTCCTCGAGCATGTTCTTGATTTTCTCGGCGTAGTTCATAATGCTCCTTGTTGCCGCTTCCCCCGGCTTGCACGGCTGGCCGGGTGTGATTGTGTTGGCTGGTGGTGGTTAAACGTTGAGTGCTTTGTTTACCGCAGCTAAGATTGTTGTCTCGGTAACATCGCCGTCCATATCGAACCGATACGCCTGACGATTCTCGTGATAGTAGTTTCCATTATTTCCGCATTCGACCGATCCAGAACCGACGTTGATGCAGCCGTCGTTCACGTCGAAATCAACAATCTTTGTCTCGTTAATCCGCTCTTCGATGTTGGTAATTTTTACGGTGTAGCCACTCATCTTAGTCTCCTTGTTTGTCTTTGCGGTTACTTTGTTTCGCCGCTTCCTATGTCTCTATTGTACCACACAATGCGGTACAATGTCAATAGTCAAACCCAAACAGGCGGGAAACTTTAAGGAAGCGCACCAAATTTTTGCTGAAAGTTAACGTCATCAACAGATTGTTGATGGCGTTTTGCTATCCTGTGGATATGGATACACAAACGACTGCGCGAGAGGCGCAGACAACACAGCAGGCAGACGGCGCGAGTGAGACGCAAGCGCCAGTCACGTTCGACGCATGGTTGGCAGGCCAAGACGAGACCGTCAAGGCACTGGCTGAGCAACACACGGTGGGGTTGCGCTCGGCGTTGCAGTCTGAGAGAGAGCAGCGCAAGGAAGCAATCAAGCAATTGAAAGAACTTGCGACGAAGGCGGAGAAGGGCAGCGAGTTGGAAGGGCAGTTGCAGAAATTGCTAGCGGAAAAGGATGCGGCAGAACGCCGCGCGACATTCCTCGAAGCCGCACAGGCGACGAACTGCACGAATCCGAAAGCGGCGTTCCTCATCGCGCAGACAGAGAACCTGTTCAAGCGCGACGGCACGCCGGATTGGGAAGCAATCCAAACATTCGCACCGGAATTTTTCCGACCAAAAGCGCAGACAGTGAGCGCCGGGATTGGCACGCAGGGAGCGCCGCCAACCGGCAAGAACATGAACGATTTCATTCGCCGCGCCGCGGGGCGTGGCTAACCGGAGGCTAGGAAATGGCTTACAACAACATCATTCAGCGCGCAGACGTAGCCGCGCTGATTCCTGAAGATGTCAGTTTTGAACTGATCAACAACTTGGCAGACACAAGCGCCGTGATGCAGATGGCGCGCCGTCTGCCCAACCTGAGCACCGCGCAGCGCAGAATGCCGGTCATGTCCGCACTGGCAAGTGCTTACTTTGTCAGTGGCGACACCGGCTTGAAGCAAACCAGTGAGGTGAGCTGGGCAAACAAGTACATTGACGCCGAAGAGCTGGCCGTCATTGTGCCGATTCCTGAAGCCGTGCTTGACGATGCCAACTACGACATTTGGAGCGAAGTTCGACCTTCTGTCGAAACGGCGATTGCCGTCGCCATCGATCAGGCTGTCTTGTACGGCACGAACATTCCAGCATCTTGGACAACGAATCTTGGCGCGGCTGGCATCGTGGCAGGTGCGACGGCCGCCAGTCATGCGGCGAGCGTTGCGCAGTATTCCGACCTGTACGAATCGATTCTCGGTGAAAGCAACGTCGCGCCGGGTTTGTTCGGCTTGGTGGAAAATGACGGTTTCGCCGTCACCGGCTCCATTGCGGCGCGTGTCATGCGGCAGAAGCTGCGCAACATGCGCACGACAACCGGCGATCTGATCTTCTCACCGTCCGTTCAACAGGCCGGCGCGTACACGTTGGATGGTGTGCCTTGTGTGTTCCCGACCAACGGCGCAATCGATCAGACATACTTGCTGGTTTCCGGCGAGTGGTCGCAACTGGTCTACGCCTTGCGGCAAGACATCACCTACAAGGTGTTGGATCAGGCAGTCATCACCGACAACACCGGCGCAATCGTCTACAACCTCGCGCAGCAAGACATGGTTGCATTGCGTTGCGTCATCCGGCTTGGTTTTGCCTTGCCGAACCCATTGAATCGCATCAACCAGGACGCAGCGACGCGCTACCCGTTTGCCGTGTTGACGGCATAAAAAGGACTGAAACATGAACAGCAACACTCGAAATATCTTCATCGCGCTGGCCGTGGCCGTTGCGCTTCTGGTTGGCTTGTCCTTCGCCGTGGCTTCGCCTGGCGCGATGGCGGCTCCACAGGCGGCACCCACGCCGGTTGCAGGCACGTACACAGGCGGCACGTTGGCGCGCGCCGTCACGCTCTTTGACGCCGATGTCACAACCGGCACCGCGCAGCTTGGCAGCGGCGTCAGCATCTTGACCGGTGACCGCATTGACCTGCAATACGTCATTGACCAGCCTACCAGCGTCAACACAGTCACGCTCAAGCTTCAATTCTCCAACGACCTTGTGAACTGGATTGACGGCGCGACCGTGGTTGCAGACAACGCCGCCGATGCCAACGTAATGCAGCAATACAGCATCTTCGGCGCGTATGCACGTCTGCATGTGGATGCCACGAACACCGAAGAACTCAGCATCAAGGCTATCGGAGTTGTGAAGTAACCATGACTGTTGCAGCGAGTGACATTGCGCGCTTGCGCCGCATGGCCTCGGAACCGGACAGCACCAACGGCTATTCGGATAGCGTTCTAACGGAAACGATAGAACGCTATCCGGTAGACATCGAAAGCGCCGTCTACGATCTGAACGCCGCGGCCGCCGACGTGTGGACGGAGAAGGCCGCGGCGCTTGCCGTGCGCTTTGACTTCACGGCGGACGGCTCGACATTTCACCGCTCACAGGCAGTTACACAGGCTAGAGCAATGGCGATTCACTACCGATCACGCCGCTATGCGAAAGCCGTTGCACTGGAAGCCGACATCAACGATTCAGAGCTCGAAACGTGGATTGGCAATCTACCGGAAGAAGATTGATGAATGTTTTGTTGATTGCGCCGGAGACAAACCTATCTGCTGTATCGGACGAAGTACGCGCGGTGTCCGCTGCGTTGCGTCCGGCGATTCTGAGCGGGACGGTTACGCGGCGTGACGTGTTGGAGGCATTGCGCAACCGCTCGTGGGATGTGATCTGGTTTGCCACGCATGGCGACGTGACAGGCATTCAGTTGTCAGATGGCCATATCTCTGTCAGTGATTTGACGGCGGTTGTACGGTCAAGCGGTGCGTGGTTGGTGGTGCTCAACACGTGTTCTAGCCGTTTGGTTGGGTTGGAATTGCATTACGAGTTGGAGGTGTCCGTCATTACCACGCAAGCGGAGATTGACGATCAGACAGCCTACCAAACGGGCGCATTGTTGGCTCAAGCGTTGGCGGAAACACAGAATGTTGTGTCGGCGTTCTCGGCGTCAAAGCCGGGACAAAATCAAAATTATCTGTTGTTTCACGGAACCGACCGAGATGACGCAACCGAAACAAGAACCATACTCATGCTGAATGAATGGGGCGCGCGGCTGAGCAGCAAAATCGACAACCTGGAAAAGCGCATGGACAGAGAAATCGGTGCATTGCGGCAGGATGTCAATTCTTTGGCCGGCAATGTGGAAGATGCGGTGCGGCTGCCGCCGTGGCATCGTATAGTCTTTGCCGCGGCGTTTGGCTTGCTCTTCTTGCCGGTTCCGCTCTTCTACAGCCAGGTGCGAGAGTGGTTCGAAATCGGTTGGCAGGCCGCTTTGGTGCTGGCGTTTTTCGCTTACCTGTTTTCTGCAACTTTGTGGTCGTATATGTGGTGGGGATATCGTGATGAACGATGACATTCTGAAACCTGCAAGCATACCCGAACCGATCCTACAGAATCCAAGTGCAATCAATCTGTACGTGATTGCAGTCGGTTCGTTGGCATTGATCGGCGTGACTGCCATCCTCGGCGCGATGGTGTTGGCCTTCTTCGATAAAACCATTCCCGATGCGGCGTGGGCAATCGTCGGCATTGCGGTTGGCGCGTTGGCTTTTGCGGTGCGTGGCCAGGACTAGCGACGATGTTGACACAAGTCGAGTTGGATGCAATGGCAGACGTTGCCGAAGAATCGATGATGGACACCTGCACAATCAGGACGTTCGTCACCACCTACGACGCGGTTGGCGGTGCGATTCAGACGGCGACAGACGGCGCTTTGACGCCGTGTGGCCTCAAATTCGTGTCGGAGCGTGCGCAGGAATCCATCGAGGTTGCGGGCGTGCGCTACGACGTGAATGCAATCATCCGCTTGGCGTTGTCCGTCACCGTGGCACCGCAGAATCAGATCAGAGTCACCAAGCGATATGGCATGACATTGATGACTCCCTTGCTCTTCGAGGTGCTTGGTGTGACACGTGTTGGTCCAACTGCGCAGCAAGCAATGGTGAGGCTCCTACAATGATGACTGTCAGCACCGTTGATCTAAATCGTGTCGCAGGCAGGCTCAATCAGCTTGCCAACGAACTCGGCGAGAACGGAGTCGCGCGGGTGTTGATGGCGGGCGCGTTTGTCCTCGAAGGTGAAGCCAAGAAAAACGTGGTTGACATGAAAGCGGTTGACACCGGCTTTCTGTTGAACTCGATTCACAGCACCTCGACAGCCGACAGCGGCTACGCCGATGCACTGAGCAAGGCCAAGCAGCGCAACGCCAACGCGACGATGACGCCGGAGTACAAAGCGCCGAAAGGCGCGGCGGCGATTGTGGCGGGTGCTGAATATGCGTATTTCATCGAGTACGGGCGCAGTCGAAGCAATGCACGGCCATTCATGCGCAGAGCGGTCGAGGTTGGATCAGGCGAAGCGGTAGAGGCAATCAGCGCGGCCATTGACGATGTAATGGAGCGAATCTTCAGATGATTGAAGCGGACATCGTGACCCGGCTCAAGGCAACGTCGGCGGTAACGGCCATCGTTGCACAGAGAATCTACCCGGCACCGGCTCCAGAAGTGGCGACGTTGCCAAATGTCACGTGGCAACAAATCGCCGACAGGCCGTCACGGGTTGCGGATGGTGTGTTGAATCTACGCCGCACACGATTTCAACTCAACGTATGGTCGGAAACGGCGCTACAGGCAATCAGCTTGGCGGCGGCGGTGCGTGCTTCGATGGACACGTGGGAAAGCGCAGTTGTACAGATGGCAGTCACGGACAACGTGACTGACTTGTTCGATGGAGATTTTTCACCGGCTCGATGGGGTCGGGCGTTGGACGTAACAATCGTGCATAAGGAGTAGCACACAATGGCACAGGTAACGGGCGCGGTAGCGCAAAGCATTTTTAAGTTGGAAGTCAGCGCGGCGGGCGTCACATGGACGGACGTAAGCGGCGCGGCCACATCGTTGACGCTGA